TGAGTCAGAGCAAGTATCAGAACACGATAAGGCGCATAAGAGAGTACGCGCAGATGGTGGCAATACAAGAGGGATTAATAAAAATTGTCGAGTGATTAATATTAACTATTATCACTTTTTCAAAGTGTTATAATTGATACAGTGAAAGATTATACGAAGAACAACATAAGGGCTTTAGGGCATCGCGCCACGCGGTGTCCTTTTTATTTTGCCACCCCCCGGGGGTGCGGGTCCTTCTGGGGGCAAATGCTTTTACGGGTCTGCGAGTCCCGGCGGTTGCGTCCCTGAAAAATAAAAAAACTGGTTGACAATCTGACAAAGCAGAAGGGAGGCGGGGCGGATGGCAACCGAGGAAAGCAACCAAAAATCGCGCGCGCGCGTAGTTATTGAAAAAAAGTTCATTTTTTCCACATCCGACACCTGCGAATTTTTCCAGATCTCCCGGGAGACTTTGTCACGATGGGAGAAAAAAGGCGCGCCGAAAGCTGGGCGGGGAAAATGGGACATCAAAAAAGTTATGGAGTGGCGTTTTGATGGCAAGCATATGGAAAGCCCGGAAACCCGCAAACTTAAAGCTGAAGCGGATTTAAAAGAAGCCAAGGCCGCTCAGGAAAAAATAAAACTCAGTGTAAAAAAAGAGGAATTTATCCCGGCTCCACTGGTACAAAGTGAGCTGAAACGTCTGCTGGCAAATCTAAAAAAATCTTTGCTGGAAATTGGGCATAATGTGGCTTCTGATTTGGCCGCTTTGGATTTAGAGGCAGTGACCATAGCGAAAAATGAGGTTGACAAACGTGTAAACGATGCCCTTTTTGAACTGTCTGAGGGGAGGTTGTACCGTGGCAGGGCGAAGAAAAAAGCAAAGAAATGAGCTGGACTATCCTGATTGGATTTTAAACGCTCTGGCCGTGTTGAAACCGCCGGAAAAACTGACGGTTTCGGAGTGGGCGGATAAGTACCGCATACTATCGGAACTGGACAGCGCATCGCCGGGACATTGGCGCACCAGCAAGACACCATACCTCAGAAAGGTGATGGATGCCTTCAACGATGATTTTGTACATGATATCAGCTTTTGCGCCGGTTCCCAGTTGGGCAAGACTACCGCAGAGCAGAATATGTTAGGTTATGCCGTGGCACAGGATCCGGGGCCTATGCTTGTAGTCTACCCCACCAAGGAGCTGGCAAAATTCACCAGTGAGAAACGCTTACAGCCCATGATACGGTTAAGTCCTGCTCTAAGTAAAAAATTCAAGGAGCGGGAAAGCAAGGACTTGGAATTGGCCTTTGACTCCATGTATATAGCTTTAACTGGGGCCAATAGTGCGTCAGATCTGTCAAGCCGTCCAGTACGCTATGTATTTTTTGATGAAATAGATAAATTCCCCAAATGGACTGGTACAGAAGCAAGTCCTCTGGAGCTGGCTGCAGAACGTACCAAGACCTTTTATAACTACAAGATAGTAAAGGTGTCCTCTCCTACTCTGGAAAAAGGCAATATATGGCAGGGGTGGTTGACTGCTGATGTGCAATATCGGTACTACGTACCTTGTCCACATTGTGGGGAGATGCAAATACTGGAATTTGGCCAGATAAAATGGCCAGATGGGGCGGATGAAAACGAAGCCAAGGCAGCGGCCTGCTATGAATGTAAATATTGTCATGAATCTATAGATGATAGGCATAAGCCAGCTATGTTGAGGGGTGGAGAGTGGCAAGGTGTACATCAAAAAAGCGGACGACCTGCCAAGGTGGCTTTTCACCTGAATAGCATATATAGCCCCTGGTTGACCTTTGGGGATGTGGCAGCAAAATTTATTGTCAGCAAGGATGAGCCAGCCCTGCTGATGAACTTCATCAACTCATGGCTTGCTGAGCCCTGGGAGGACAAGAGCAGCCGCTTAAAGTCTGATGTGGTTATGGCCAAAGCCCTGCCATATGATAAGGGGCGGATGCCAGCAGCGGCCCAGCTTTTAACCGTGGGCGTGGATGTGCAGCTTGACCATTTTTACTACTCAGTAAGAGCATGGGGGCCACACATGACAAGCTGGCTGGTGGATTGGGGTAAGGTCTATACATGGCCGGATATTGAAACCGTCATTTATCGTGACTATGCGGATACGAATGGGGAAATACATAACATTAACCTGGCCTGCATTGATTCAGGCTATAACACAGATGAAGTATATGCTTTTTGTGCTTATCACATGGAAGTGGCGGTACCAACCAAGGGAGCCAGCCGCCCATTAAAGACCCGATACACATCGTCTGCTATAGATAAAAGCCAAGCAGGTTTCGGGTTATTTCTCTACGAAATGGACACCACTCAAATGAAAAACTTTATAGCTTCAAGGATAGGAATAGACCCGGGCGCGCCGGGCAGCTGGAATGTATACCGCGATATAGAACGGGAATACGCCGACCAGATTTGTTCCGAGCAAAGGGTGGAGAAAAAGGACAAGAAGGGCCGTACCTCCATCGTTTGGGAAAAGATAGGCAGCCACACAGCGAACCATCTTTTGGACTGCGAGACCAATAATGTTCTAGCAGCTGAAAAGCTGGGCGTGAGATTCCTGATAGAATCACAGCCGGAGGACCCCGAGGACGAAGAGCCTGAGGACGACTGGCTGGGTGTTGGCAAAGATTGGATTTAGACACACGAAAGGAGGTGAAACAGTTTGGAGAGTTTGGAGACACAGCTGGAGAGTGTACAGGCAGCCATAAGAGCCATTGAAGGCGGGGCGCAGTCCTACAAGATTTCCAACCGAAGCGTAACAAGGGCAGATTTGGCCACCCTTTACGCCAGGGAAACAACCCTCAAAAGCCAAATAGCCAGGGAAAAAGGTGGCGATCTATTCTTTGCCGAACTGGGCAGCCTATGATTAATTTTTTAGAGAAAGCTATAGCAGCCATTTCCCCAGAATGGGCCTGCAGACGTGCTTTTTTTGCAGAAAATTTGCGGGCTTATGAGGCTGGGGAAATTACAAGATTTAACGACGGCTGGGTGCCCGTCAACTCCGACACGGAGAACACGGACAAGACCCAGAGGGACCTTGTAAAAGCCAGAGCCAGATACTTGGAAAACAACAGCGACATAGCGTGTGCTGCCGTGGGCGGCATTGTCCGCAATGTCGTAGGAACTGGTATAAAACTACAGGCAAGGACAGGGGACGAAAACCTAAACAAGCGCATAGAGCTGTTGTGGAGGGAATGGACACGCCCGGAGAACTGCGACATAACGGGACAGCAAAGCTTTGAGGAAATGCAGTCAATGCTCTTACGGCGCAAGATAGTGGACGGTGAAATTTTCGTAAAGAAAATCGTCCAGAAGGGCAGACGGTTCCCGTTTACCTTGCAGGTTATCAAAAGCGATTTACTGAGCTCTTATCTGATAACTGCCCCGGTAACTGGCAATGCAATCAGATCCGGCGTGGAGCTGGATGAACACCTTAAGCCTTTGGCCTACTGGATTAACAAAAAGAGCCCCGACGGGTTTGTTGAATTTGACCCGGACAGGGTCCCTGCGGGACAGATTATCCATCTTTGGAATCGCGTACAACCTGATCAGATTCGGGGAATGTCAGACCTTGCCCCTGTCATTAAACGGCTGAAGGACACACAGGACTATCTTGATGCTGAAACCGTTGCCGCAAGGCTGGCGGCCTGTTTCTCTGTATTTATTACGACACAGACAGGTGCGCCGGGCGCAATGCCGGGGGTAAGAAATACAAAAGACCCGGAAAGGAAGAAACTCCAGTCTATCCGTCCGGGTATGATTAAGTATCTGGCCCCTGGGGAAAAGGTGGAGACAGCCAACCCAACCAGAAGCGTGACCACTGCAAAGGATTATGTGGCAGTACAGGAACGCCTTGCAGGGGCGGGGCTGGGTATGTCCTACGAGTTAATGAGCCGCGACTTTAACAAGTCGAGCTTTTCTGCGGCACGTCAGGGTATGCTGGAGGACCGAAAAACCTTCGAGCCAATACAAAATTTTATGGCAGCACATTTGTGTATGCCAATCTATCGGGAGTGGCTTGATACTTGCGTATTGTCCGGGCTTATTGATATACCGGATTATTCCACCCATCGTGAGGAATACCAGGCAGCCGAATGGGTAACCCCTGGGTGGTCCTGGATAGACCCGCAAAAGGAAGTAAACGCCGATATTACCGCCATACAAAACGGCGGGATGACAATGAGCCAGTGGTGCGCTGCCCGTGGATATGATTGGCGGGACCAGCTGGAACAGATGGCCATTGAAAAAGAAACCGCCGAAAAGCTGGGCCTTACCTTGGCAATACATACGCCTATCAGTGTACAGGCCGCTTTATCCAACCATGTAGACAATAATAACGACGAAAGCGAGGAAGAAGAAAATGCCGGAAATGATGAACAGGAACAAGAATGAGCCACAATTCCGCTATGGTGAAATTAGTATCAGGGCAGCGGAAGAGGGACAGCAGGAAAGCCGCCAGGTGGAGCTTTCTCTTTCCAGTGAGGAACCATACCAGCGTTGGTTTGGTACAGAGATTTTATCCCACGATTCAGACGCCATTGACACAGCACGCCTGTCTGAAATTGGTGTAATGCTTTTCAACCACAATGTGGACTATGTGCTTGGCAAGGTTGTGTCCGTGGAACTGGATGAAGAGGCCCACAAGCTGCGTGCCGTAGTGGAATTTGACGACGACGAAGAAAGTGAAAAGATTTACCAGAAGGTAAAAAGCGGAACCCTAAAAGGCGTATCCGTTGGTTATAGAGTCAGTGTCTGGGAAGATGTGGAAGCAGGAGCCACCAGCACAAACGGCCGTTTTAATGGTCCGTGCAGTGTGGCCATTAAGTGGGAGCCTATGGAGCTGTCCATTGTTTCCGTTCCGGCTGACCCAACAGTAGGAGTGGGCCGAAGCTTTGAGGCCCCACAGAATGAACAGAATGGAGATGTGAACGAAATGCCAAAAATTAACGAACAGGCTCATAATGTGGAGCGCACTGCGACTATTACTGAGCCAACCCCACCAACTCCAGCACAGCCAGAGGGCGCAACCCGTGAGGCTAGCATCCAGCAGGAGCGTCAGCGGGTGCAGGAAATCAGCAACCTTTGCCGCCAGTTTAATATTGACGCTGAACCTTTTATCAGTGATGGCAGCTCTGTGGAAGATACCAGAGCGGCGGTTCTTGAACGCCTTGCAAAGGAGAGAACCCCCCAGAATATCACTGTACAGGCTGATGAAACTGATAAGTTCCGCGCCGCTGCAACTGATGGCCTTGCCATCCGTGCTGGTATCACTGTGGAAAAGCCAGCAGCAGGTGCAGAGAATTTCCGAGGCAAAAGCCTTATCCGTCTGGCTACGGAATGCTGCGAGCGTTTTGACGGTATCAATACTACCGATATGGGCGAAGAGGAAATCATTAGAGCCGCCTTGACTGGTTCCGGGCAGTTCCCTGGTATTCTTTCCAATACCGCTAACAAGTCTATGGCCCAGGCTTATCAGACCGCACCTACCACCTTCCAGCTTTGGACTGGTAAGGGAAGCAATGCTGACTTCAAGGCTGCAACCCGGTATCGTCTGAGTGAGGCAGATGAGCTGGAGGAAATCACCGAGAACGGAGAATTTACAAACGCAGAAGTTTCCGAGGCGTCTGTTACTGCATCCGTTGCCACCTATGGC